ATTGGGACGTCTTGGCATCGGAGTAGAACTAAAGCCGAGCTATTTTAGACAGGCACAAAAGAATCTACTCCATATCGAGCGGGTTGAGGATGTGCCGTTTCCGATGGGCATATGACGCAACTCATCAACGAGAATGACTTCCAGGCGACAGTGATCGACATGGCGCGGACCTTCGGCTGGATGGTGGGATTTACCCATGACTCTAGGAAGTCCGAACCTGGGGAACCTGATCTCCGGCTGGTACGTCCTCCGAGGGTTATCTTTGCCGAATTGAAAACGATCAAGGGCAAGTTAAGTAAGGGCCGGCGGAGCCAGTCCGGGCGATACCTTCCAGGTCAAGACGATTGGCGTGATGCCTTGATGCGGTGCGACGTCGAATATTACCTCTGGCGACCGGACGACAACATCGAAGAGATCTTGCGGTGATCAGGAAACGCTCCAAGAAAACGGCCAAACTCTACCGGGACCAAAGAGTCCCGCTGGTCAAGCGGCTTCTGTCCGCGATCTTCAACTGTGAACGATGCGGACAACGTAGCCAGGTGGTTCATGAAAGACTGACACGGGCCAGAGGAGGGTCGATCACTGATCCGGCGAATTGCGTTGTCCTTTGCAATCCTTGCCACGATTGGATCCACGCCCATCCCCGGCAATCCACCCAGGAAGGCTGGTTAACGAGGCGGGTTGATCGTGTCTTATGAATGGGGCGCGAATCGAACCGTCCGCGTCACCGTGGTCGTCGGCGGTTATCAATGGCGGATCCACGGCGCTCCTGACCGTAACTGGTGGGTTTGTCATTTGGTGGAATTGCTGGGCCCGTGCAAACTGGATGTCCCCATCGACAAGAAACTGAGGGAGAAGCTGCGGAAGGCATTGGCAAGTCAACTCGACCTGGCGGTGGACGATATCAAGCCGATCTCGGCAGATTTGATCCTGACTTAAAGGTTATTTAATGATCGATAAAAGATGCGCCCACCATTGGCGGATAGCGCCGGCGGGTCAACGCTGGAGCGCCGGGACTTGTCTTCGATGCGGCGAGCGAAGAGAGTTCGACAACGCTCCGCTAATGCAGGACGAATTCTCTCGGTCGCGGCAGATCCGGGCGGAGAGATTGCGGGAAGATTAAATCTGATGCCGTTGGCAGTATTTCCAAGCGAATATTATATGCCATATGGTAGAATCCACCCATGCAAGACCGCGTTAAAGAATTGCGTCGCGTCCCCGCTTCCGAACTCCGGGCCAACCCTAAGAACTGGCGTAGACATCCACCGGCCCAGCAAGCCGCCCTTCGTGGAGTCCTGGAAGACATCGGATTCGCGGATGCGGTCATAGCCAGGGAAACGCCCGACGGATTAGAACTGATAGACGGCCACCTCCGGCAAGAGGTTATGGGCGACCAACCTGTCCCGGTCCTCATCGTTGACGTGACCGAGGAAGAAGCGGACAAGATGCTCCTCACTTACGACCCGCTGGCGATGATGGCCCACGCCGACCAAGACCAACTCCTCAATCTACTCCACGACACCCAGTTCGCCGACAAAGCGGTCAACGATATGCTGGAGGCATTGGCTAACGGGGAACGGCTCCCCATGCCGGACTTGACCGAGCCGGTGGACGGCGATGATCGTTTGGCGGGTTCATTATCTGCCCGGTTCCTGGTTCCTCCGTTCAGCGTATTGGATGCGCGGCAAGGATACTGGCAAGAGCGAAAACGGTCGTGGTTGGCGTTGGGGATTGAGAGCGAAATAACGCGCATCGGCGCTATTGGACGGAATCGGCAATTATTAGCATCATCATCGGGTGTCGATTTCTACATACAAAAACGGGCAATAGAAAACATCAAGAAACGCACATTGACTACTGCTGAATTTCAAGAAGAATACTTTATCGAAGATAAAAGCTATGACAAAGGGACTAGCATCTTTGATCCTGTCTTGTGTGAGCTAGCCTATCGTTGGTTCAGTCCACCGACTGGGTCAATCCTTGACCCGTTCGCTGGCGGGTCAGTCCGCGGGATTGTCGCGGCCTATCTTGGGCGAAAATACACTGGGATCGATCTGCGACCGGAGCAAGTAACAGCCAACCAGGAACAAGCCCAGACCATCGTTCCGGACAATATGCCCACCTGGATCGTTGGCGATAGTCGGACGGCCATCCCGACCGAAGAATATGACCTTATATTTTCCTGTCCGCCCTATTACGACCTGGAGCAATATTCGGACGATGACGCCGATCTCAGCAACGCGTCCGATTATGACTCGTTCATCCTTGGCTACCGGCAGATCATCCAGACAAGCGTTGACCGCCTTCGCCCGGACAGCTTCGCCTGTTTCGTGGTCGGTGACATCCGCGACAACCACGGCATATATCGCAACTTTGTGGGCGACACCGTGGACGCCTTCCAGGACGCCGGGGCGAATTTATACAACGAGGCGATACTGGTCACAGCGGTCGGGAGTTTACCGATCCGGGTGGGCCGACAATTTGAGGCAGGGCGCAAGTTCGGGAAGACGCATCAGAACGTCTTGATATTTTACAAGGGCAATCCCGACCGCATCAGGGAGCGCTTGGGTGAGGTAGACGTATCGGACGCCCTGAGCTTGTTTGAGGTTGACGATGTTTAACGCTCCCATAATCGAAGAACATCAAGGGACCATCGTCGTCAGGGACGACCTGATTCCCGGCGGGACTAAATCCCGGTTTCTTGTTCCGTTGTTTGAGGTCCATCCAGAGATTGTCTACGCCTCGCCAGCTTACGGAGGCGCCCAACTATCCCTGGCTTATTCCGCCCAGATGACAGGCAAAGCGGCCACGGTGTTCGTCGCCAAGCGTAAGGAATTACACGCGAGGACTCAGGAGGCCCGATTGGCCGGGGCCAGAATCCATCAGGTCGCGCCAGGGTATTTGACCAACGTCCAGGCCAAGGCCAAGCGTTACTCCAACGACACCGGCACCTTTTATATGCAATTCGGGGGCGGGTCCGAGGCCATCAATATCCTGGCTGATGCTGCCTCCCAGGTCGCCCAACAAGTCGGCCCTCTGGACGAGGTCTGGTGCGCGGCTGGGTCCGGGGTCTTACTGAGGGCTTTGCAACAAGGATTGCCGGCCAAGCGTTACATCGGCGTTGAGGTCGGCCACCACTTATCCAGCGCGGAGATCGGACAAGCGTTGATAATGTCCAACCCTCTCCCGTTTGAACGCGAATATAAGGGGCCGGTTCCCTTTCCATCTTGTCGCAACTATGACGCGAAGGCATGGGCGGTCTGCCGAGAGCATGGACAAGGGCGCCGTTTATTCTGGAATGTCCTCGGCCCATCCCCGACCCGAAGCATGATGGGACTTGGGCCGCAGTTGGTCACTGGATAATACATGGCTTTACAAAACGGAACAAAGATAGGCGCCGAATTAAGACGCTCTCAGGTCTTGCAATTGAAGCAAGCCGGGGCGTCCGAGCAAGCCATCGCCGACCAGCTCGGTGTGTCCAAGACTCAGATAAACAACGATGTCAAGCGTCGATTGGCGGAGATTCGGAAGGCTGACACCGAGGCGGTCGAGCAGGAATATACCCTCCAGAAATCAAGATACGAACGACTACTTCTCCGATGGTGGAGTCAGGCCACCGGACCCGATGATACCCAAGCGGCAAGGGCGACCGGGATAGTTCTGGACATCCTCCGGCGCCTGGACACCATCGGCGGTCTTGTTCCTGACAAACCATTGATCCAACTCCAACAACAGAACGTCATGGTCGGCGGCGCGACCTTCGCAGATCTACTTCGCGAGGCGATGACCGTTGATGGGGGTGAATGTGTTGAGACTGACCTGGCCGTGGGCAAAGAAGAAGAATCGGACGGTTAATAGCTACGATACCCGCGGCCGACTCCGGGTTCTATGCGTTGGCAGTAGTTCGCCGGCAACCGGGGAGATAACGCACAAAGTCAGGCAAGATGGAGCGAGGGCGTCCCGGTGGACGCGGTGCCTGGAATGTGGTTGCACCGTCCGAGTCACCGGCTTGAAATCCCATCCCAGGTTGACCGTCCATAACGGGAAGGATAAAGCGTGATCAAGTGGCGTATGGACGGAGACATCCGAGATCATGCGATCCACCTGGCGCGAACTATCGGATGGTCAAGGAACAGAGGGCGAGATGAAGAAAGGGCGGACGGTCGAGAGCTACGACAAGATCGGACGGCTCCGGGTATTGTGCGCCAATAGCGGGTCTCCTGTCACCGGGGAGATTGAAGTTATACAAATGACCGACGCGGTCAGGGACTATTTTTATCCGTTCGGGAGGTCAAGGCAGAGTGGTCGGCCAGTGCCTCCGGGAGTCCGCCGGACTCGATGTCCGGAATGTGGCCGCTTCATAACAATAACAGGGCCGCAATCGAAGCCACGCTTGCTCGTCCATAACGCGGTCAAACCAAGATGACGCTATCCCAGGCTGAGAAGCGTTTCTTGGTTGACCGGTCCAGGTCCGACCCGGATTACTTCTGGGCGTCGATCCTTGGTTGCTCCACCGTTTACGATAAACAACTCGACATGGCGAGGGCGGTCAGGGATCATAATCGCGTCGCGGTGGTCGGCGCCAATGGCACTGGCAAGGATTGGCAGTCTGCCAGGGTGATGCTCTGGTGGATGGCGACTCGCTATCCGGCGATCTGCGTTGTCCTCGGTCCGACACATAGGCAAGTCTCGGACATAGTCTGGAAAGAGGCCAGGAACGCCTATCTGACATCAAGGACGCCGCTGGGCGGTCAGATGTTCCGGACCAGTCGCTGGGAGTTGGACGATCGCCACTACGCGGTCGGATTCGCCACGGACAACGAGTACAACATCCAGGGCTTTCACTCTCCTAATCTCCTGGTCATCCTGACCGAGGCCCACAATATCGAGCAATCCCATATCGATGCAGTAAAGAGACTGAATCCCGCTCGGATGCTCCTGACAGGAAACGCCTTCGCCAGCTCCGGGGAGTTCTATGACGCGTTCCACGGTGGGAGTGATCTTTACCACACGATCGAGATCGCGGCGGCTGACACGCCCAACATCCAGCAAGGCCGGGAGATCATCCCCGGCATGGTGACCGTTGATCAGGTTGAAGAACGGCGCCGGGAATGGGGGGAAGATTCCGCCTTATACATCGCCTCGGTCCTGGGTAGGTTTCCGGACAATCTGGAAGATGCCATCGTCCCGCGGTCTTTGCTGATGGAAGCGGTTGAACGAGAACTTGAACCAGAAGGCGAGGCGACCCTGGCTTGTGACGTTGCCAGATTCGGCGCCGACAAAACGGTCGTTTACAGGAGACAAGGGAACGTTTGCCGGCTGACCTGGAAATCCCAAGGACGGGACACCCAACAGGTCGCCGGACATCTCAAGGCGATGGCCGAGGACGATCCGGCGGTGACCCAGATAATCGTTGACGACACTGGAGTCGGCGGCGGCGTAACCGATAGGCTGAACGAGGAAGGGGTAGCCGGCGGACGGGTCCGGATCACGGCGTTCAACGGTGGAGAGAAAGCGAGAAGGTCTGACCGATACGTCAACGCCATCGCGGAAGCGTGGCTGGAGTTGGGGCAATCTTTTCGTGATGGGACTATCGACATCGATGACAATCCCGCGGTGATCGCTCAACTCTCGGCCAGGAGATACACCGTCCAGGGCGACCGACGGATCAAGCTGGAAAGCAAAGACGACTTCAAGAAACGGGCCAGCGGAAGCCCGGACGACGCGGATGCTTTAGCCATGTGCTACGCGGCGCCAGGACCGGGGGTTGGAGTCTGGTGATGGAGGAGTCCATGACATCTGATGATAGGCCACCGGAACCTGTCCTCCATGAGGGGCCAAGGACGCCGCAGGAATATTTCACCGAGGGCCGGGAATGGCTGGAGGTGGCGGAATGGGAAACCATTGAGCATGGGAGACACGACCGCTCGTCCAATCTTGCGCTCCTGGCGATCGCGTCCATGCTCCTGGGTTTATGCGCCCAGTTCATTCGGGAGAAAGAGGACGATTGACCAAGGAACTCCGATGCTTCCATTGCGGAAAACTCCTGGCGGAGAAGGCCGAGCGGGGGACGGTGATAACTTGCGGCCGATGCAAGACGCGGAACGTCCAGCCATGAGTCCGGTCAAATGGGCCAGGAAGGGCGCGATGGAATTCCCCGGCGTTACATTCACCGCGGTCACCGTTCGCCGGCGGCTGTCCTTCCGCTATGAGGACGGGACGCTCCACCGGGAAGAGAGGATCGCGCCGGTTGACCACCGGGGATACGCGGCTTGATCTGCGACATATGCGGCGCCGTTATGCTGGAGAGGAATTGCAAGATCCGCTGTCCGAACTGTGGCTATACCAGGGATTGTTCCGACCCGTGATTGATTTCCATCCCGCATTGTGCTAGATTTAGGAATAGTGACCTCATCCGGCACGTGTCCGAGGCGAAAGCCCGAAGCCGGCGGAGGTCATTTTGCCTTTCTGGGACTTCCTCACACGCAAGGCCGAACCGGGCGATGTGGCCGTCGCCGTCCCACTCAATTACGACGTGGGACAGGCAACCTATCCCGACGCATCGTTTGAAAACTTCGCCTCGGAAGGCTACGGCAAGTCCGAGATAGTCCACGCTTGCATCCGCGAACTGGCTGTCAGCGCGGCCGCTCCCCGGTATTACATCCAGGCTCCGGCTACTGATGGCGGCGCCGTGGAAGTAACTTCAGGACTTCTTTACGATCTAACCACCAGGCCCAACCCAAACTCCGATTGGTATTCCTTCATCGAATCCCTGGTCACCTTTTTGATGGTGGCCGGCAATGCTTACACGCTGAAAGAGCGAAGTCGCAGCGGTAAGATCGCCGCGCTTTATCACCTCCGACCGGACCGGATGCGTATCATCGGCGGAGATCACGGCGCCGCTGGGTATATCTACTCGGTCAGCGGGACCGATTACTCCCTCCCGGTGGAGGATGTTTGCCATCTGGCTTTGCCGAATCCCGGCGGCGATCTTTATGGATTGTCGCCTCTCCAGGTCTTGGCCCGGAACGTCAACCTCGACTTGAATATGACTGATTTCGCGAAGGTGTATTTTCAGAACGCCGGCGTCCCATCCGGACTCCTCAAACTGAAGCGCCGACTAAACACCCAGGAGGAGGCCAGCGTCATCCGGTCCCGTTGGCGTTCCCAATTCGGCGGGAGGAACAACTTCCACCGTATAGCCATCTTGGACGAGGACGCGGATTATGTCCCGATGGCTAACAACCCGAAGGACATGGCCCTGCCAGAACTCCACGATCTAACGGAGTCACGGATCTGCTCGGTCTTCGGCGTCCCGGCCATCCTGGTCGGCGCCAATGTAGGACTCCAACGCTCGACTTATTCCAATTATCGGGAAGCAAGGATGGCGTTCCACTCGGAGACATTGGAGCCGATGGTTTCCAGGATCCTGCGGCATTTCAACCGGAACATGTTCTCGGAATATCCGGGGAACGAGATGTTGACGGTGGATTGGGCTCAGATGAGATCCGGACTTGATGACCGGGAAGCCATGACGACCAGGGTGACGGGATTGTTTGCCGGCGGGATCCTGACCTTGAACGAAGCCCGTGAGCAACTCGGACTGGAAGCGGTGGACGACGGCGCGGTCCGCCGGATCCCATCTTCGGTCTTTGAGGTTGGGGAAGGTGCGATGGCTCCGATCGCGGTGGATGAAGCGCCGGTCGAGGAATCCTTATCCATCGACACACTGAAAGAAACAGTGAAAGCCACGGCATTGAAGGCGCCGCGGGTAGCTAGACGGGCCGGACTGCTACGGCGCCAACTACTAGAAGACAGGGAAGAAGAAACCGACGCATTATCCCCGCGGGTTCAACGGTACTTCCGGGGACTTAGGAATCGGGTGGACGGGATAATGGGTCGGTGGATGGAACGCACAAGTTCCGATTCCAAGGAATTCCCGCCAGGTTTTCCGGCGGACGACTTACTTCCAACCAACGCCATCCCGGATCTGACCGAGATCATCCGCCGCGCTATGGAACGGATGAGCAAGAGAACGGTTGACGCCATCAACGCGAATGGTCTGGCCGGGACGCTGGAATGGTCTGAGCGATTGCCTTTCGTGCAATCCGTATTAGTCCAGGCGCCGACCAGGGCGACGATGATCCATCGGACAACGAACCGAACCATCGGTCGAGCTGTCGCGATGGCATTGGAACGTGGTTATTCCATCGAGCAATTGGCGCGGGGAGTTCCGGACGACCAATTCCCAGGTCTGCGGTCTATCCTGACTGAAACGGAGAAACGGGCGCGGCTTATCGCCAGGACCGAGATCATGCGGACCCAGAACCAGACCTCGGTGGGATTCTACAAAGAGCAGGGGTTCGCATACGTTCGGGCCGACGATGTTGACGGCGATCCGGATGACAACTATATCGACCCTGGCGACCCTTATGGCCGGACTTGCATCGAGCGCCACGGCCAGATCTACACCGTGGAAGATGCCAGCAATATCGATGATCACCCGAACGGGACGCTTAACTGGCAACCGATGCCGCGGAATTACAAGCCGGAGGAAACCGTATGATCAACAAGTTCGCCCTATCTGAGGTCAAGGTTCTGGATGACCGCCAAGGGATCATCGAGGCATATACCAACACGATGGGCATCAAGGATTCGGACGGCGACATCATCGATCCGGCGGCGTTCAATTCCTCCATCAAATCGAACCTTCCGATCCCCGTCCTGGCCGGACATGACCAATCGAAACTTGTGGGGAAGGTGGTGTTCGCCCAATCAGAGCCAACCGGCGCCGGGGACGAGCATCGGCTATATACCCGGATGCAGATGAACCTCGACACCCAGGTCGGACAGGAAGCCTATTCCAACATCGCCGGCGAGTTCATCCGCGAATGGAGTGTCGGGTTCAATCTCCCGGCTGGTGATGCGGTGGTTTATGACCGCGCCGGCAAGGAAACAGTGCGGCGGATCCTTGACCTGGACTGGGTGGAAGTCTCCGCGGTCATCCGGGGAGCGTCGCCGTCCACGTCAACCATCGCGGCCAAGAATCTCAAGGCACCGAACACCTATGCAACCAGGGAAGAAGCCGAAGCCAGGGCGACCGAGCTTGGATGCTCTGGTTCTCATTCGATGATGGTGGAAGGTGAGGATGTCTTCATGCCTTGCCGGACCCACGCCCGTTATGAGGCGGTGACCGATGGGAACGAATACTCGGCCGACACCCCAGAGATCAAACCATATCCGAACTTCCATGCTTGTCGGATCAAGGAGCCGGACAACTTCGACACGTTCCGGACATCCTCCGAAACCATCGAGGACGGGGACTTCGACGGCAAGTCCATCGAGATACTTTTCGGACGCCATGCGGAGTCCGGGGAATGGTCACTAACGTCTTACCGGATGCCGGTCGAGGAATGGTCAGAGGCCGAGGCTCGGTCTTTCTGCCAGGAGCATGACGGCATCTTGTTTGAGCCAGCGGACGAGTCCGCCAAATCCGCCACGATCATCGCCGCGGATGAGGCCCGATTGCGCCTCGCACGAACACGATTAAAAATCAGGTCAGGAGTTTGATATTGGATACGAAAGAACTTAGGTCAGAGGCAAGCGTCCTCGTTGAGAGTGCGGCCGCAGCTTATGCAAGCGGCGAGATCGAAGCGTTCGAGCGGACGATAGCCGAAGCCGAACAGAAGATGGCCCAGGCGGACGATATGGACGCGGCGGCTACCCGGCTTAAAGCACTCCGCGGGGATCTTAACCGGCCGCTGAATAACATCCCGGTTACCTCCAACGATGTCGCGATATACAACGCGATGGACACCACGGCCAGCATCAAGAACGATTACAAACCGGCTTCCTGGGTCAAAGGTCTGCCGGCGATGTCTCAGCCGGAGTGGGTATTGGATCTGTGCGGGGACAACGTCAAGGACGAAGCCCGATTCATGACAGACGCCTTTATCAAGTGGTTCCGGTCGCCCAGCGAGGACATGTTCTGGAAGACGGCATCCCCGGACGAGATCAAGGCCATGCAAGAGGACACCGATGCGGAAGGTGGCTTTTTCGTCCCGGAGCAGTTCATTTCACAGGTCGTGCATGACACGGGCGTCCCAGGTTCCCAACTTCGACCCCTATGCACCGTCATCAGGGTTGCATCCAAGGATGGATACATCCCGACGATGGCATCGGCGACCTGGGCGGCGATAGC